ATTCATGCCCTCGGCCTTGGCGCTGGCGCGTCCCTTGGCATTCAAGCCGCCACTTGCACTCTTTCCCTCTTTACGCTGCCATGCGGGTGTTTTCATAAGGAACTTTCTTTAGGACGACATACATGGAGTCAACGGCGCGAGGCAGCCGCATCAACTCATCTTGCGGTAATTTTAGGCTTGCGCCGTACTCACTGAGGCGCATCTCCAAATGCATCAACTCAAATCTACTGCCTTTCCATCCCAAATACCACGCCCATTCGCAGTAGTAAACCCATGACTTCTCGTTAAAAGCTCTCAAATGAGTCGGGTCCTGCCACGCGCCATAGCTCAAGTCATAAGGGACATGGATGTGCATTTCGCCACCATCCACCAAAAGGTCGCGGCAGTTGGTCATCGCGCTGACTAGATCAGGCAAATGCTCAAGTACATCATTGGCGATGATCTTTAAAAAGAGCTTGTCTGTATTCAATGGCTTGCAAATATCCACTACCCAGTCGGCTCCAACATCAGCGCGAATGTCAGCATTCACGCAATCTTCGCGGCGATCTTTGCCCGAACCGAGATTAAGAGTTAAACCAGACGGCTGCATATTGAGGTCTATTCTTTCTTATCCAAGGCACTGCCTGCTGGGTCAGTCGGTTGCCGTCCATGCCAATAGTTTGACTGCCAATGTGATGCACATACGATCTTGACAAATAATGGTGGAAACCCGCTGCACGCAAATCTTCGCAATGCACATCATCCGAATACCAATTCAGCGGTGGGAACTTAAAGCAGTCCCAAGCATCTTTACCGATCCAACCAAAAATCGGACTAAGCACCTCCATCGGCACAATGGCATCTTCATAGGGATACTTGAAGTAGTGCAACTGCTGATCAAAGGGATTGCTTCGCACATTCTGCACTGGCCTTGCGGCGTCACATCTTGCTGACACCCAGCCAACTGGCTCGCCAGTTTCGTGTATCAATTGAGATACATCCTCCATCAGATACCGATAGCTGGTGGGGGTCAGCACAATGTCGTCATTGGCGCAGACCACCGAGTCAAACCCATCGGCAAAGGCGCGATCCATGATGTTGTTGTAGTCGTCACCGAAATTGCTTGGCTTGCCAAAGACTTTCAAGTCAGCGTCAAAGCCGCCAATAGTGGACTCGGGTCCGCGCAAATAGACAGGCACTTCGGGACAATACTCGGCAATGCTTGTGAGCATCACCCGCAAACCTTTGCCGTGTACTGTGCTGATGCAAATCGGTGAGATCACTTCTTTGGCTTTGGCTTCTTGGCAGTCTTTGCGGCCAACTTGAAGTCAGCAGCAGACGGCGCGGCCTTGGAGCCAACCTTGTTCATCTTCTCGCCAGAGCCTGCTTTGATACGCGCTTGCTTGGCATTGATGTTGGCATAAAGCCCAGGCTTAGTCTTCATTTCTTGTTCCAATCCTGATTGTGAGTAAGGATTTGCCATCATCAGAATCGCTCTCTTCCTCATTTTCTTCCACCACCCAAGCTGAACAAGTACGGCTGGACGCGCACTTGAAGTCAAAAATTTCACAGTAACCCAAGTCACCAGCATCAATCATCGCCCATGGGTCGCCCTCTTCGCCAATACCTTTGGCAATGCACTCCAGCATGGAGTCATCTTGGTTGAACGCGGCGCAGTTACCGCAAACACTCATCTTCGCCTCTTCGGGATCAACTTCCCACTCACGCGCCATCTCCATCCAAAATTGCTTGTTTGGCAACTTAGGATTCTCTGGACCATAGTTGGCGCTCTCAATCGCCTTGGAGCGATTCTTCAGATTCAGCGTGATGTCTTGCGTTGCAATGGGGCAGCTCTCTTCGCCGCCCTCATAACCCTCGTCCTGATCCATGGCTTGATCCATGGTGCGTTTTAGTGTCGCCATTACTTCATCCCCTTTGACTTCATGTTCTTGGCTGTACGGCTGCCGCGCATAGGCAACTTGGCCTCAGACATCGCAATAGCAATAGCCTGCTTTGGATTCTTGACTACCTTGCCGCCTTTGCCACTGTGCAAAGTGCCAGACTTGTACTCACCCATCACCTTGCCAACTTTCTTGGCTGCTTTGGTCATCTTCATTTGAATACCCCTTTAAAAACAATTAACGAATTATGCAACCCTTGAGAGGTTTCTTTTCAACGGCTGACTCCACTTGGTACTGGCCTTGGACCCCATCATGCCGATCACCGCATCTGATGCGAATGTCAAGCAAAACGCATCAGCCTTGTCAGGACTCGCCAAGCCGCGCTTCTTGATGTCATCCTTGCTCTCAATCTGAATCTTGCCGTTGCTTGTAAACATATAGCGGACAGTCGCCAACTCAGCCACCAGCAACTCATCTTTGGGCAACTTACAGTCCCGCTGCTCTAGCCACGCCTTGGCTTTGTACCAAAGCTCGGCCTTTAAATTCCTGTAAGTACCACCCATTGCCGGACTCTCAGACACGTTGATGCCGCGAGCTGGCAGATTCAACTCTTTTAGCCTGTCCACCACGCCAGCACCTAATCCAATGGAGTCAACCAGTATCTCCTCTGGCCTGTCGCTCGGCGCCAACGCCTCAAACTCAGCCACCACCGCACCAGTCAACTGCATCAGGTCCAAGTTTTTCCAAGTCTTGATCGGCTCAATCACCGCATTACCGCGGCGCTTGCACAAAGCAGACCGATCTGAGCCAAACCGCGCAACGTCCAATCCCCACACCAGTGGCGCATAAGGTGACGCCTCAACATCCCGATTCATCGCCAAGTCCAGCAACTCCATGGGAATGACAGTATCTTCATCCGATCTCGGGAATTCACCCAAGACGCGGATGCGGTAGGCGTTGGACTCCTCGCCATACCGCGCTTTCATCTCCTCAATGTAAGCCTCACTGACTCGGGGTGAGTCGGCGCAGGACACGCGCATGGTTACCCAGTCACCCGCCAATCGATTATGGGTGTCGTAAAAGAAACCGCTGGAACGCACAGGGTTGCCCAGCAGTAGCGTGACGGCATTGTGGCCAGACATAGAACCAGATGCCGCCTCAAATACTTTCTCAGGCACGCCGGATGCCTCATCAGCCACCAGCATTACGTTGTCGCTGTGGACACCTTGGAGCGCCTCGGGCTGCTCGGCGCGACTTGTCCTGGCAGAGATAAACGCCTCTTCGTTGGCGTCTTTCACCTCAATGCGGTCTTGCTTCACCTCCAACTGGTCAGCCAGCATAGGAGGCAGCACCTTGACCCAACGCTTAACCTCCGCAAACAAGGCGTCATACAACTGGCTGGATGTCGGCGCAGTCACCACTACCTTGACAGGAAAGCGCAGGAATAGATACCAAATCATCGCCCAGGCTGACGCGGTCGATTTGCCCACGCCGTGTCCACTTCGCACTGATATGCGGCGGTTGCCGGCGGCGATGTGGTTCAAGAACTCCACTTGCCACGCATCAGGCTCGGTGTTCAGTACCTCCTTGACAAAGAGGACAGGGTTATTTTTGTAGAGCTTGACGAATTCGACAAAAGGGTTATTCACCACCAAATCATTCGAATTTTTTTTCGGGACAGGCTTTGTCGCGGTGGGGGGTAGGGGGGTGGGGTTGCTCATGGCGATATGTGTTTAGGTGCTGCTGCTGCCGCCCCCGCCGCCGCGATCAAAGGGGGGGGTCAGCGCGGCCACGGCCAGCCGCCGGCGGCCAGTAAACGGCTGCAAAGTTATCCACAGGTCGATGCGTCTGTAAGTCATTGATTCATATACTTTCTTACACGAACCTTACATAATCGGTTTAATACGATGTTCATTATGTTAACTTTATTGTGGATAACTACAGCGATTCTGCTTAATGCGTAGGCAGTTTGCACTTGTCCACAGGGCAATGTGTGCATCATTGGCTTTTTTCTGTGGATAAGTCATCGATCACCTCGACATGACGCAACGCGGCCATGCGTAGATCCTGCACGTTGATGTTGATCTGCTGCGCCTTTTGTAAGCCATAAGTCTTCTGATCCCATCGCTCGGCCAGCCACTGGCGAGTGCGGATGCGCTGGACATCGCGCTGCGGATTGCTGTCAGCCATGCTGTCAGCGATCTTGATAGTGTCACAAGCCATCAGATCGGCAGCACGCATGCGCGCGCGCGTAATCATAGCACCATGATCGTTTTCCTCGATCCAATCCTCTAGCGCACGCTTACCTATGCCCAAATCGATGCATATGTCTGCAATGCTTTTGCCGCTCTCCACCATGCTGAAGATCATCTCTTCTGGCATCTCATTGAGAAAAGCGACATCCTTTCTTCGCTTTGGTGTTCCTGCCATGCTTAGAACCCCTTTAAAGCGGTTTTAACGCGCTGGACGATGTCCAGTACCTTTTCACGGATAAATGCCGCTATGAGCTTAAATTGAGCCATCTCTGAACCTTTCTGCTTGTTTGCTGTTGAACTTGTAGTCCATGGTGTCATTGTCGCTGAATGTCAGATCGTTTTCAAAGTCATCAAAGCCTGTTGCCCCGCCAGGCTTATGCTTGTACTTGGTGACTTGAGCTGTAGGCACAAGCGCCTTGGCCTTGATCAAGTGCTGAACTCCCTCGTCCGACATAAACACCTCCATCTCTTGCATTGACCAGATATGGTGATTCGCCAAGTCCTGACGCTGAGTCTGTATGGCCACTGCCTCGTTGACACTTCGCACAATCACCATAGTCTGACCATTCTGCATTTCCCACTCAATCCGAGGAATGGCTGACGCTGGCTCCAACCCCTCTTCGGTTGCCCACTGATCCAGTACGCCATACGCCCTGATCATCCCCGCCACGCTTGAATCGAACTTCGCCCAATCTTTGGACTCCATCGCTTGATGCAATCTGCTGTTCTGTAGCCAAAATTTCTCTCTCAGCTCACTGCTTACTAAAGTAGTCAGTCGATTTTCTCCCCATTTCCTATCACTGGCAGCCTTGACCGACTCCAACTCCACCAGTTTTGATTGAACGTGAATCGTCCAAGGATCTGCCTTTGGACTTGGATGCTCCACCACTGGATGCTTTTTGGATGCTCTTTTTGTCGCCATTTCATTTCTCCCTGTTTTGGTGCAACTCGGTCACATACAGTGGTAACAAACCTCCGAGTCTTAGACTCTCGGTTTGTGACTTGTTACCTGTACGGAACAAACAAGTTACGTTTGTTACCTGTTTGTTACTTGTTACCTGTTTATTCATACAGCCTCAAATCCCATCGGTTTGTGCTGCAACCACACATAATCGTCCCTGATATCGCCCTCGCCTGACTTCTGCAAGTCGTCCTTAGCACGCTTCCACGCCATCTTGAATGAGCTTTTATCCTCATCAGTACACCCCATCTTTGACCACAATTCCTGTCTCCACAGCTCCAACTTGATGGCATGGCGCTGTAAACCTTCTATGTACTTTGGCGCTCCATGCTCTTTGACCATTCTCTCCAAGCACTGCACCGCCAGTCGCTGATTCTTGCCACTCCCCGCGTTGCTCTTGCCTGCCTTTTTGGGTGTCTCGTTGACGGCTGAATCGCTGGCCTGCACCGCCAAGCTGACGACTGGATCGCTAAGTCCCAAGCCTGCTGGCCTGATCTCCACCTCGACCATCTCAAAGCCAAATCTAGTCCCCTGCTCCCCATCTTTCTGTTTAGTGATGGTGAGAACCCCTTTAGGCTGATCCTCAAAGCGCAGCAACTCCAGCTCTGTATCCACGGCTCCTAACAGGCTTGAGCTGCCCCGCATACCAAGCTGGACGTTCTTTCCGCTGTGATGCAGCACCATCAAGGCGCAATTGAGGAATTCTTGGATCTTGCCCATAGATACGACAAAGCCCATCATTTCGCCGCTGTCGTTCTCATTGCCGCCGCCAAAGGCGCGAGCCAAGGTATCCACTATGGCCAACCTAAACTCCACGCCTGTTTCCTCCACCAGTTGCACCACGGCCATCATCAAGGCGTTAAAGTCTTCGGCACTGGATCTGAGGTTGAGCTGATGCCTAACCACATAGATAGGTGCGCCGCTCTCGGTTTGGTGGTGGATCTTGATCGCCTTGATCCTTGCGCCGACTCCCCCAAAGCCCTCGCCGCACAGCATCAGCACAGCGCCTGGCTTGCTAACCTCCCTACCCATCCACGATCTGCCTGTAGCTATCGCCTCGGCCATATCCAAGGCCATGAAGCTCTTGAAGCTACCAGGTGGGCCAAACAGGGCAGAGAACGAACCCGCTACCAGCACCCCTTGTATCAACCACTCGACTGGCTCATCCTCAATAGAGTCCCAATGCTCAATCCTGATAGTCTTAGCGGGTTTGGGCTTGTCTGCTTCCTTTGGTGGGTCAGGCGCGAACTCATGTGCAATATCTGCCTGTTTCTGTACATGAGAATCCTGATGTGTATAGATTTCGTCTGTTTTTGTACTTGAGGCTGTAATCGCCTGTAGTCTTTCGGGTATCGTTACATCATCCACGCTGGTGATCTTTGGCGCCGCCTTGACCAACGCTGCCAGCTCTGCCCTGCCGCCGCCTGCCTCAATGAACTCAAACGCGTCATCGCCCTGCTCTTGCAGTCCGAGGTCTACTACCTTGACCGCCTTGGCAGTTGGCAGTATGGCCTCGGCTGCCTTGCGAGCGTATGACCATCCACTCAGATCGTTGTCCGGCAGGATCACTACATTCGCGCCAGCGAAATATTCGGTGATGGCCTCTGGCCAATGGCCTGCGCCACTGTGCGCGGTGGTCGCCACTACGCCAAGTGACATCAGCGCGTCCACGGCTTTCTCACCCTCGGCCAAATAAATTATTCTTCCCGCTGTCTTCGCGTCTAGCAGCTCGGGCAACTTGTAGGGGACTATGCGTGCGTCACCCAGCGTTGGGTATCGTTTGCCGTCTCTGTCTACTTTGTATAAACGATACGTCTTGCCTGTTTCTCCAACGCGCAGTCGGTGCTTAACGAATACTGTGACGCGGTCCTCGTCTTGATACTGCCATTCCTGCTGGAACTCGACTTTGGGTAGTGGCTTAATGTTGGCGAGTGGATCTGGCCGTTCTTCTAGTTCGGGTAAGAGCTGCATATCCCTGATGGTTTGGAATACCGATTCCTGAGTGCAGCCACCATGACAGTGGAAGAGAGGCTTGCCCTCATCATCAATGTGTACGCTGAGACTTGGATTCTTGTCGCCGTTGCCCTTGCCGTGACTCGGTACTGGGCATGATGCTACCCACTGCCCATTTGCGCGTTTCGCGTTGCCGAGCGACTTGGCTATTTGTTCTGCTTGCATTAGTTACCCCATTGAGATGCCATTGCATCAGCAATACCTTGGAATGTTTTGCTTCTTATTTTTTTGATCTCAGGCGTGTTCCAGCCTATCTTTTTTCCGTCCACTACTGTGTCCCCATACCAAGACGGCAACTTCTTGCCACTTGGTGATGTGTAGAACTCACCTTTGCCGACAATATTTGTATGTATAAGAAGTGGCAAATCTTTAAGCCATAGACAGGTTGTCTTTTGTGCCTCGTCACCAAACTGCCAGGGCTGGATGATTTGATCGGGCTTTCGGATACGGCTTGAGATTATGCTGATCGGGTTTTCAAGTGCAATGCGCGGTATAGGTGCAGCAAGTAACTTCCTGACAAACTCCAATGCATCTGCTTGCTCTTGTTGTTTGTCCTTAAACCACCTTGCGCCTGACACTGCTAAGTGTGTGCATGGTGGGTGAGCAATCATTAAATCAAATCCATCATTGATGATGTCAAACACATCACCTTGGTAGTGGGGTCCATCACTTTCGGTGGGTAAGATATCGCAAGATATCGCGTCATGACCTTTTTTTATAAATGCATCTCTGACGATTCCTGAGTATTCGCAGGCGATTAAAACTCTCATATTTAGTTGCCATTTTTTAGAGGAAAAAAAAGCCGAGGCTGTTACACCTCGGCGCGTACACACTATAAGTTAAAACATTTCGTCATCTTCAATGGCGGCAGCCATCGGCGTCTTGGCAGGCGTTGGCTTTGGTGCAGGCATTGGTACAGGAGCTGGTGCAGGCATTGGGGCAACAGCTTGTTGCACATACTCTTCATCGCTCTGACCCATGCCGGCAGGCTTGTCAATCCAACTCACAATGGTGAAGTTGGGAATGCGTGTAGTGCCTTTGCCGATCTTCTCCAACTTAGATCCGGTGTACTCCAGCACAGGCAACTTGCCTGCATTTGCGGCACGCTGTGCGGCGCACTCGGTGTACATCTTTTCCAGTCCCATGTTCGGACCTACGCCACTTGATGACCACTCACAAGTCCCGATCTCTTTGTTGTAGAACGTGACGATAAAGCCGCGCTTGTGGTCAGGTGTAGGCTGTGGACCTTTGCGCCCCAACTCTGAGTCGGGTTGCCAGTCGCGGATGCCGACACCAAGTTGGAGCCAGCCTGTCTGCACCGCATCGATGTCAAACACGATTTTCTTGAGCTGGATCTCAGCGCCGAGGCTGTTAGTCCAAGCGTTTGCTTGTGGTGAAAAGCGGATGTAGTTTCCATTACCACCACCAGAGGAGAGATTTAACATTTTGCGTTTTGCTTTCTAAAGTTCAGGGTTTGCATTATTGACTCAAGCTGCGGTCTTTTGCCAGCGTGAGTCCACTTGATACCTTGGCCGTCAATGCGTCCAAGATAACTCTTTGTTCCTTTGGTAGCAGTTTCTCTGCCGCCGTAGGAGAAATTAGTTCAGTCTCAAATATCTGAGAGTCTGTAAGTCCTGCGTCAGTAAGTGCCTGACGCGCTGTAGTTGAGTCAATCCATTTGCGTGATGCGCGTTTGGGTTGGAGCTGCCAGCCTGGCAGTACGGCGCCAGCTTCCATCTGCTTGGTGGCGTGATCCTTTACCGCCTCAATGAACTTCTCCACCATCGGTGCGCGGTCCAATATGGCGCCGATCTGTGCAGGCGTGAGCGCCAGCATGACTGCCTTGATGTCCTCTTTGGACATGATGGTGATGTCGGGTTGCGCCGCCACGATATCGAACTGCTCTTTCTGTGCAGAGCAAATGTGCTTGGCTGGACACCATTGGCAGGCTGACTCTGATGGGTTGTATGGTGGATCATCACTGATGGCGTTCTCTACCGCAGGAGCGAGAACTTCAAATCGCCATTTATCTAGTTCTTGGCGAGTCATATGGTGTTTACGCAGCTCACCATGATGCGGTTGAATAATCCAAAACTCGATATCTGTCGCGTTCAACGTTAGCGATTTAATTGCACCGAGCGCATAGATTTTTAACTGTTCATTATCTTCAGCGTCAACGTAGCCGCGGCCAGTCTTTAAATCGGCAATGATCAATTTTTGAGTTGTTGGCGAGTATCCGATCACATCAGCAGTGCCAATAAGCGTGTGCGTTGGGCGCTCATACATAGATACCCTCTGCTCCACCTTAACGTGACCAACCTCATCTTGAATCGCCCATATCGCCTGCAAATGTTCTAAGGCAAAGGAGCAATTCTCTTCAGTCATTGTGATGCCCTCCACCACCTGTCCGACAAACTTCATCGGGTCGGTGTCAAGCTGAAAGCAAGTCTCGGCCAGCGCGTGAATGGCAGTACCGATCTTGGCGGCCTCGCCACTTTCTTGATAAGGCACAAGCGTTGACAGTCTGGCGCTGGCAGGGCAGGCGATCCAACGTGATGCGGATGACGGCCTAAGTTTTAGAGGTTGTTTTTTCATTTTTCTGTTTGGTTGTTGATCAGTAATGCGTAAGCAATTTGGCGCACCTCATTGCTTACAGAGAATCCCAAGTCCTCGGGATGCACCAAGCGCTTAAGGAACTCGGTGTTTGCTTTGTTGATTTGGCGCTGGTACTCAAGCTGCGAGCCAAGCCAAACAATGTGTTCTTTAAGTGTGCTTCTTTCTTTTTCATCCATGACGCAACCCCCAGCAAGCAATAAGCGCAGCGTCAGCCCTGCCATCATCTTTCTTACGTTTGAAATAGTCCACGTTGTATGGGAACAGCTCCATGGCACGCGCCCTTGCGCCGTCCTTGCCACCAGTCACGCCCATCGCCTTTTGCCATGTCTGTGGCGTGATCAGTGTGGCCTTGATTGACCTCGCGGCAATGACACCCTCAATCGCGCCAAGGCTGCGGCCAAAGCTGAAGACGCTGGTAACGCCTTGGCCACTTCGGGCAAACACTTTTTCTATGTACGCCTCATCGGCCTTGAACTCATCTAGTATGGTGATCAGCTCGGGGATGCTGATCTGTCGCTTGGCTTTGCCGTTGCGTGTCAGCGTGACTGTGGGCATATCGAAAATGCCTGTGAGAGTCTCACCCTGCATCATTGCTATGGCGCCATCCAAGCCAACGTCAATGCCAATGATCCTGCGCGGTTTGAATGTCATTTGACGGCGTCCTCCATGGCTTTGTTGAGGACTGTAAGGCGAGCTGACACCAATGCGTCAGCAGCCTGATCCAAACGCATCACGCTGCCGTATAGTGGCTCTGTGGTCCCCGACATCCAGCGGGATACTTGCGCCTGGTCGATCTCTGCGACTCGGCAGACATCGCTCATCTTGTAGCCAGCGCATTCGACTTTGTGCCTTATGGCGTGGAGTGCTTCTTGTGAAATCGTTTTCATGTGAAGTATGTTAACCTCAATTTGTGGAAAGCGTCAAGTGTAAGAGAAAAAAAGGGGATCAACTCACGCTGACCCCCAAATAGGCAACTGGCGAGGAACTTCCAAAACCGCGCCAATGCTAAGTTTACATGAATAATAGTTGAGTAAATTAAATGGTAATTGATAGTAATATCAAAAGTGATATGATTATTCTGTCATCAATTAAAGGAGACTTTGAAATGAACTACACCCAGCACCCCTACATGGAGCAGGAAAGACGGCACTTAAACCGCCGCGCTGACTCTGCCCTTGACTTCCTTGTGGCCATCGCTATCGGCGTTGGCTTTGCCCTGTTACTGGCCGCATGGTGGACATCATGAATAAGAAAATGCAAGATGAAATAGACGCCGAGGTGATGCGATTCATGTCAGCCAACAAGTCAGGCATTCGCGTGCTGGCTCAACATGAGATGGAGGAACTCATCCGCAAGACCATTACCAGCGGCACTGTGCTTGGCTGGGCGCACGCTGAGAGATTTACCCGAGATCGTATGCAACGCCAAATCGATCAGCTTGACTATGAGATGAAGTGCATACAAGACCGCCTCAAGGACGCGGAGATGGAACTGCTGGCGGTGCAGAAATGAATCCAATACCTACACCACAACCCCCCAAGCCAACCGATGTGCAGGCCACTTGGCGCCGCTTTGGCTGGACTCCACCAAGTGAGGCCAAGCCATGCAAACAGCTCTGATCTTTTTCTTAATCGCACTGTTTGGCATGGCTGTGGTGATCATCACGCTGTTTTGTTTTGTATGGGTACTTTTAAATTTTGAGGTTGACTGATGAAAGAAAAGACAGAGCTGGGACGCGCAGTCAATCTGCGCCTCACCCAATCAGAGTACGCCGAGTATGTAAGGCTTGGCGGTGTGAAGTGGATGAGAATGCTTCTGCGGTTGAGTGCAGGCATTCAAAAAGAGATTAAGGAAAAGAAGAAATGACACAAGATGAAATCATTGAGATGGCTAGACAAGTAGGTTTTAAAGTAAGCGGCGAGTTAGTTCTTGATGATATGGGTTATGTAACCATCCATCATCGTCTTGGTGACTTTGCCAAACTGGTAGCCGCCAAAGAGCGTGAAGCCTGTGCAAAGGTGTGTGATGAGTTGCCAGCACCTGACATATACAGCGACACAGACAAGTCAATGTGGGATGTGACTTGCATTGATTGTGCAGATGCTATCAGAGCAAGGGGACAAGCATGACTGAGAAGAAGAACGTATTCGACTGGCGCGATGGCACACCATCAATTTGGACTCGCGATAAGGAGATGCGCCTACACGCCCAAGGCAAGGCATGGGGGCAGGCAGTGCAGGCTAAGATAGGACTTGAGTCTAAGCAGCAAGTGACTGTTTACTCTCACGCCAAGCCGAGCAAGCAAAATTCTTAGTTGTGTTTGTCACAATTTGTAGATAGGATTTCTCTTGGCGATCGTGCCATAACAAGGGGAATTTCATGTACAAACTGGAAATTGAGATTAACGAATATTCGTTTGGTGAAGATGAGTCTGTGACCATAAACACATTCGATATCGAAAAGGTCAACATCATCGCTAAATTCATTGAGTTTCAGCAGGATCACGGCTGGTGCGTGGACTATGACGTAACTGCTGAATACGCTGCAATGCAGTGCGATGAAGAAGTGGCAGAAGTTGAAGAAGAAGAAGAAGAAGAAGAGTACGAAATCGGTGATTGGTATTACGCCGAGGACGGCACAGTGTGGGAACGCATTGAGTGATAGGTAAGGGGGCTAATCACCCCCTTTTTATTTGGCCATCATGTACAGGCCGACATTAGAAAATGCATATCCAATAAACGTGACGCCCATCCAAGTCTGACCATTACGAATCTGATCAATCCCGATCCATAAATAGATGCACCCCACAAGTGCAATTAGCCAGCTAGACATTTATATCGTGATCAGATTCTATGTCTCTTGCCAGTTGGCGCCAGTCTAGGCTGCGTGTGTACAAGATGTATATACGCTCATCGCTTAGTGGCTCAGATCGGCGGTTAAGCCTTTCATTAGCCCTTGCCAATTCAAGTTGAGTCTCATGCAAGATGGTATGCAATTCTTTTATCTCAGACTTGAGATAACTTATCAAATCAGACATCGTAAATCTTCCCTCTAAACTGGATTTGGTTTTCGGCATACTTAGCCACCAGTTCCGGCCATAGCAACTTGCCATCGTGGAATGTAAGAATGGCAAATCCACTGCGCCAGTTGGTTGGGGACAGTTCTAAGTAATTCTCAAACTGCGGACCATCAACATCTGCCAGCGTGCCGGTGTCTACCCCATATCTCGTCCCATGATAATCATCGAATGGCGTTACTTTTAAGGAATGTAAGTGACCACTTACGAAATTGACCCCAGATTGTAAGGTGTTATTATGGGTGGCATGAATTCCCCCCTTCCAACGGTGTTTAACGATGGTATTTTCAGTAGGCCAGCATGACCAGCAAGGTGTCCAAGCAGGGAAGTGGTCTTTTAAGCTAAAGCCTTTGACAAACTCATATTGCGGCGCATTGGCAGCTAAACGCGTCTCAAATCGAGCATCATGATTACCCAATGGGAAAACCAATTGGACATTGTGTCTGGCTTTCTTGGCGGTATCCTCAATCTCGCCCATTGCAATCTCACAGGCTTTTAATTCTTGAATTACGCTGGGGGTGGAATCGTAGCCGATCCTTGGGTAGCGGCTAATCGAAGCGCCGTCAAATATGTCACCGTTAGCAATAACAGCCTTGGGCTGAAACTCTTTGATGGCCCAAAGTAATCCCTTGAATGCGGTGGTGTGAATGCCAGGCCAAAAGTGAGCATCGCTAAAAACAATAACAACGCCATTTTCAATACCCAATTCTTTGCGAGCCGAGTTATTGGGCTTGGCGATCATCTTATTCACATTTGATTTTTGATTCAAAGTGATGCCATACCGAGCTTCTAAATTGCTTTTTCGCCTCAGAATATTTCGCAAGTCCATGCCAATGGCTTTTGCCATTACGCTGCCTGACTCGTGCGTATTCCAAAGCTCGATAAATTCCTGATCGCTATAGACTGGTTTTCCGCTCATGATGGTCTTTCAGTAAAAGTTTTTCAAGCAAATTGATAACCCTATGCTCGGCCATTTCTCGCTGTTCTTCTGTCGAATTCCTGTCTGCCGTTGTCTCAATAAGGTCGTGTAAAAGGATATGCAAACACTCATGCAGCGCCGTCATCTCAAGGCTGGCGCTGTTTATCTCCTCACCTCCAAATGACCCCAGCCTGTAGCTTGCAAGCCTTGCTGGTGGATCAAACTCGACTGACGCCATTGCATCCTTGGCGATCTTGTTGACTCTCTCTATGCGCCAATCGCCCAAAGATAGTATTTCCTGCCACTTCATTAAGTAGACATGAAACTCTTTCGCCTGACTAACATCTGGCACGTTTTTCATGTAGTGGATTAAGACACATATAAATGACAAAAAAAAGAATATTGACGCTTGACTACATAGTCATTTACAATATTTGAATGAAATCTGTTCGCCTACCTCGTATTGTCGCGCTTTTACAGCGCGTTGGCTGCACCGCGCCGGAGGTGGCCGCCAAGGTGTATTGCACAGAGAGGTCAGCTCAGATACTGATTAATAAGCTGCGCGTGCAGGGTGTAGTACATATACAGGAATGGCGCAGATCAGGCAATGTGATGGTGGCTGTGTATAGGCATGGGATAGGCACTGATGCTGTCAAGCCTAAACCTATGACGGCGCAAGAGAGGCTCAAACGCTGGCGAGCCAAAGAGTCCTTAGACGATCATGCTTTTCGCATGGCCAAGGAAAGAGCAAAGAAGTGGAAGATTAAGCGCGATCCGCTGGTGGCTGCTTTTTATGGAAGCAACATACTATTGGATTGACTGCATTAACGATTTTGACGCTCAAGAATTTTTATATTCTTCTCTTCATTAGGAAATGTGACGAAATTACGCGTGTCTATTTCTTTATAGGTTATACCTGGTATGCCTTGTTTTTGCAAAAACATTGATGCGTCTTTTGCAGGATTCTCGCTTCCTGCGCGTCTATATTCTGCTTGTATTTCTTTATACAATTTTTCGCCACTTGTGCCAGTAGCGCCCGAACCAAATTCTTTCATCATTACTTCACTTACGCGTTTTCTCAAATCTTCAGGCACAGGATTTTCCCAATCAAGCATTTTTGCAATCTTTTCATCAGGCAAATCAGCTTTATACAAAAACGCTTTATTTTGTTCTTGAAATTCTCGAATTGTATTTTGTAATTTATCGGCAGAAAGCTGTCTAGTTTCTATATTTGCATTTTGCAATTTCTTTACAGCCAAAGTTGGATCAACATAATTATCTGCTTTAGTTGGCCGTCCTTTACTATCCCTTGTGGCTTGCCTCATCAATTCAATTCTGGCATCTTTACTTAGTTCTATTCCATTTTGTGATGCAATTCCCTCAAGATCAGGCAAGCCTTTTCTTACTGCATAGTAATCTGCAAATTGCGGTGATTCTGATGTGTATATTCCATATCCATAAGCCTGCGCTCCCGCACCTGATCCAATTTTGCTTGCATCAAATTCTCCAAGAAGATTTGTTTCTGTTGGTGATAATTTATATGGAGAGCCGTGGTACACATCTAAAGGACTAACGCTGCCCCTTGACATATCACTCAGCAGTCCAGCGCCAAGTCCACCCTTTTGCATAGTGCGCTCAACCACTGGCGCAACAGCTCGTTCAGCAGCCATGCCAGCTCGTTCAGCTTGCGCTGCAACAGCCTGACGCGGTATTGACGCCAGCATCGCCGCCTCTGGCAATATTGGTGGCAACTTGCTTGATTCAAGCAGGCCGCCAATGGTTTGCATCATCTCTGGCGCCACCTTACCGCGAGGTTGGTAGGTGTACTGCTCCATGAACTTGCGAGCCTCTTCCTCGGCAATTCGATTAGCTTCTCGCGTACCTAGCTTGCCGCTGGTGACGCCCTTGTACACACCATAAGGCATACCCAATAGGCCAGCCATTGCACCGCTACCAAGCGTTGCGCCAGTCTCTCCAAGGCCCATTAAGTAGTCAAGATAGGTTGCCATTGTTTATTGTCCTTGCTGGAACGCGCCTGGCAGCCTGCCTGCCGTAATGCCTGTCAAACTGTAAGGCACAGTCTTGCCGGAAAAGCGTGCAAAGTCATTCAATTTCTTTTGCAGCATTGCCATTGCGCTGGTATCAGTCAATGCGCGGCGTACAAGATTAGGGTCTTCGGATACAAGTATTTTTGCGACTTGATCACGCTGTGCCTCTGTCATATTTTTATTCTGCTGTGCAGCAACTTTCTTGACGATATTAACTGCTGATGTAACCATCGTCACAGGATTTGCCGTCATCACATTGGCGATCTCTTCAGCAGAAATATTCATTCCAGTGCGAGATGCCTGCAACAATGTTGGAGCAGTTGAAGAGCCACCAAGTATGTAATTCTTAGATGCCTGAGACTGTGCAGCGGTATTGATGCGTTGCAAGATGCCTGCTAATTCATCGCCAGGATAAATAGTACGCAAGATCAAACCCTCTTTAGAGTTCTCGTTAGCCAGATTCGCCATCATTGATGTGCGCGTGCCAGTTGTCATTTTGTTGCGAATGGCGTCCATAGTGCCTGCGCGAAATGCTGACAATGCGCCAGGCTTTTGCGATAACTCCTCAACAAGTATTGAAACCTCGTCAGCAGTTTTGCCAAACACTTTGCGGCCATCATCGAATGCATCCTTTGCAGTGCGTCTTACAGCCGCCTGTAAACGCGCATCACTGAGTCTTCTAGATGATGTGTCTATTGCATCACGCAGTGCTAGTTCAACCTCTTTAAGAGCGCCTCCAACACCTCCACGCCCACTTTGATATGCCTGATCTACTGATGTCTGAATGCCTCGGCGTATAACTTCGGCATCTTCCAAGGTTGGTGTGCGGTTAAAGTTGATATCGCCATTTTTATCAAATGAGAAGAACGGCTTTTTACCTGTCTGTGCGATATAGATGTCATTGATGTCTTTTACTGCTGATGGTGAACGCTTGAGAGCATCAGTAACGCTTTTCAATAATGTTGAGTCAATAACGCCACCAGATCCAAAAGCATCTTTGTACGCCTCTGTTTCAAGTTCTTTCAGTTGTTTGTCATTTAATTTGAATTGACGTAAAACATTACCATCTTGGCCAGCCAATGTCTTTTGCATATCTGTCAGCACTGAAGTGCGTAACTCTTCGGGTCTGCGCGTAAGGGATGACATTAGTGTCGTTGATGCCTTACCGCCTTGAGCGTATAAACCGCGTACAGCAGACGCTAGTGTGGCATTCTCAGCCATGATCTCACCGCGAGCAATGCGATCAATGATCTCATCTGTGGTGAGTCCAGTATCACTAGCCAAACGCTGTAATTCAGTCTCAACGATCTTTGCGCCACGCCCACCAGCAAGACGGCGTGCAAAGTCTGCAACCTTGTCAACAAGCATTCCACCGCCAGTAATCAATGTCTTTACTGCTGGAGCAACAACAGCGCCTGTCAAAGTGCCGCCTGGCACTCTTGAGATGCGCTCAAATACATCACCCTCACCAGATAAGAATCCGGTTGTGCCGCCATATAAGCCACCAATTGAAGATGTTGCGGCCAATCCTCTGATAACAGGCGCAAGTGACATCGCTGCCGCTGGTATGGTTGCTGGCGCAGTCGTACCACCAGAGCCTAGCGTGACGGCTCCAGTTGCAAGCAAACCGCCCAAACCCTCATATCCAAGTGACTCTAATGGTGCTTGCTGCTGATAAGCCTTTGTCTTTGATCTGATATCAGCCAATGCAGATTCATAGTTCTCACCTGTCAATGATCGCAAATAAGCCTCTGCCTCATCAGCGCCAGTAAGGGTAGCTCCTTGCGCCATAGACCTCAGACGCTGAGTTGGCGCTGGCGGTTGTACAACGACAGGAATTGGGGCTATTTGCGCTGGAGCCTGCTCTTGAGTTGGCAAGCCTCCAGCGACTTGCTTTAATGCCTCAAGTTTTTCGGTTGATAATTTTGAAAAGTCACCCTTTTGGATGGCCTCCAACTCGTCATAACTAAACTGGCCTAGTCCATCGCTCATCTTCTTCCTCCTGAACCGCGGCGTTTGATAATTTCATCCTCAATTGCTTTTTGCAATGGATTTAACTGTGGCGTTCCATATGGTTGCACTTCATACATTGGTGCAATGGTGGAAAGGCTTGGAATTGCTGTTGTCGCCTTATTCAGCAAATCTTGATGTGATGCAACTCTTGTCCTTGCAGAGCGTTGTGCCGCCATAAGACCTTGCTGCAACTCTCCTGATGTCAGGCTTTGATCTCCACCAGCAGCACGGCGCAAAATTGCTCTTTCGACATCAGTCAATGAGCCCTGTCCACGCATCTGAGATGCAGCATCAAGTTCTTGTTGCGCTAAACCTTGAACGACAGTGGCGGTATTTCTAAGAATTTGATCAGCATTGGCTCCACCAATATTTAACTGCTTACCAATTCTCAGCAGAGTTGTTCTTGTATCTGCTGCGGGTCCAACAATTGCAGTATCAAGTGCAGGCAATATGCGATCAATATTTGAAAGTGTTGCATTGGCAGATTGAGCCATTACGCGAGATTCATCAAGGTTTTTCATTGCTTGCGTAGTAGCAAGCGCAACTCCCTGTTTCTCTGCGTTTTGAGTTACTGATAAATTAGTAGTAGAAGCAGATGATTTACGCAATAATTTAACATTCTCAAATGTGACTGGTGTATTTGTCTCTTTAAGAATCTGAATTTCACTTGGCAAAGCCTCGGGTTTATCAAGTTTTCTAAAATTATCAAGAGTGATGGGAAGATTCAATGCCTTTAAATATCTGATCTTCTCAGGCTCAGCCTCTGGCTTATCAAGCAGACGCAAGTTTTCCAAGGTTGGCTTCATGTTAAGTTCAGCCAGCAACTTTGCCTTTTCGCTTGGCTGAGTCAACTTCAGCATCTCAGGTATGCCTTTTTCAGCAGGCAAATTAGCCAGCATTGCACGTTGTGCTGGGGAAAGTACGCTCATTCCACTAGGCATAACGCTAGGTGCAGGCTGCCCAATCATGGCGGCACGCTCTACTGTTGGTCCAAGCGCCATGTTAGGCGCTGATATGGCCTGCTGTGGCGTGATCTCTGTGCCAACTGTAGGTTGAGCAGTTAAAAAGTTTTGATACGCCAATTGAGATTGTTGCGCTCTCTTAGCCTCATCCAGCTTTTGCTTGGTGAGCAATTGAGCCATAGCACCCTGCTGCGCTTGCTGATATCCGGCGGCGCCTGCTTCCAAACCTTGTCCAAGAACTTGACCAAGATTTGTTCTTGTAGCGCTTGGACCGCTTGATTTAAGCAGTGCAGCAGCCGCAGACATCATTGCCTGTCGTTGCATTGCTCGGCGTTGCTCGTCTGTCAGGTACTCGCTCAAGCCACCATCCATGCCGCCAAAGAGTAGGCCGCCAGAGTCCATTGGCGATGCCGCTAATGGCTGTAGGTTGCCAGGTTGCCCATAAAATGGAATTGCGTTATATGCGTCTGTGAATGCTGACATTTTTTTACCTCAACTAAGGGTTTACGATATTAATCCACTACCAAGCAAAGCGCCAGCACCTAATGCATATGGATTTGTGAAGCCCAAAGCATAGGTAGCAGCCGCGCCACCCAAAGCGCCAGCAGCTTGATTCTGATATGTAGGCTGAGTTGTTGTACCGCCAAGATTGCCTGGCTGTAGACCCAATGCACTTTGCGTAACACCGAGCTTTTGCAAACCGATATTGCGAGCTGCATCAAGCCTTGCCTGCTCAAGTTGCTGTCTAGCACCGCCAAGACCTAAGACGGACTGCGCCCCTTGCATACCTAAGTTGCGAGCATTCATCGCCAACTGTGCAGCCGTACCATAGCCAGCCTGACGCATCTGCGCTGATGTCTTGGCGGCCTGCTGTAATGCCGCCTGATCTGTCAGTGACTGCTGTACGCCGTAGCGTGAACCACCAAACGCTTTGGCCGCTGTTGCCTGCTGTGCATTTTGAAGTGCAGCCATTTGACGTGACTGCTCAATGTCTCCCAATGTGCCTTGGATGACTTGCTGCTCGTATGGATTCATGAACTCTTGAATATCAGCACCAGTAAATGGCTTGAGTCCGAGATTGACAAGCTGCTCTTCACCTTGCTGATACATGGGATTGAATTCAGCAAACTGCTGAACTGGCAAAGCATTCGCCACACCTCTAGCCTGTTCAAGATTTCTGAGGTATGCCGCTTTTACATCTGCATCAATGCTGGTTGTCGCTGTTTGGCTGCCGCCACTGTCTTTGCTCATTTCTTACCCCTTAAACTGTTTCGCCGTTTTCACGAATGAATTTTGTATCTGTTCCCAATGTGTCAAACAATGACATCCAAAACTTTTCAAGTGGCTTGAATATCCAACCCCATTTATTTTCGCCGTAATACCACTTGGCGTAGCACACCGCTGGATCAGCAAATGTCTTAACCACAAAGAAGCTGAATAGCTTTGATTTACGCATCAATGGGATAAAGACTTCAGCCAGTTTGTAATAGCCACGCTTGTTTCTTTCGGTGACTTTTTCATCTCTGTAGCGGCGCACAACCCTGTCCATAGTGCCGTCACCATAGCGAGCTTCCAGCATGATGAAGCAGCAACTACCACCGCCACTACCACCGCCGCCCCCACCTACACCACCAGTAGCGGCACTTGTAGCAGCAACGCCGGCGGCGCCACTACCACCGCCGCCCATTGGACTACCACTTGAAGAACTCACGCCTCCAGTAGTTCCAACTGATGTGCCAACATTTCCAGCAGCGGCATTACCAATCGCCATACCAGCCGTAGTATTTGCATTGGCAACCTGACCAACATTACCAGTGCTGGCAATGCCTGACATGGGACTGCCGCTGGTGGAGCTGACACCGCCGCTTGAAGTAGTACCAGCAGGACTAGCACCTAATACACTCATCAATATTTGAATAGGTATTGGCGTCAAAAAGTTAATAAGATTTGGACCTTCCATAGCTCTCACTGATGCTTGCTCGCCTGGTGTTAACTGAGCAAACGCCGCCTCTGCCGCTGCCTGTTGTGCCGCCATTGATGCTTGTTGTGCAGAACTAGAACCACCAAGCCTCTGATTTATGGCTTGGTTAAAGTTGTTAATTGCGCTTCCTTGTTGAGCTGTTAAATCGTATAACTTATCGTTATATCCACCACTAGTATCGAGTAAGCCTTGTGGCATTGGCTGATTAAACTGCTTCATCTGAGACATGATCTGCTGATAGCGGTTTCCTTGTGGCGCACTGAGAAGACCACCGCCAAATTGAGGTGGTGGCAGATTAGTCCAACTTTGACTCGCCAAATCTTCGTTTGCCATTTATAAATCCTTGCTAAGTACAAACCACTTTGGTTTATAACCCTCATCTCTTAAAAATGTCTTTGACCAACCCTCACGGCCAGCTAAAGACACTCGCGTGCAACCCATGCTCTTACCCCACGATTCGATCAAAGGTCGCATCAATCGGAGTTCATCTAGGTCGCCGCCAGCAAGAAAGAAGTGCAAATTCTTGAGTCGCGGGTAGACAATGATCTCAGTCACCACCACAGAGTCGTTAGCAGGCCACAATTGAAATCTGCCCTTTTTCAGCCCCTCTGCGATGTCCTCAATTCCATGAGTTCCACCAGAGTATTCTAGTGCCGCCTCAACGTGATGGCGCAGCCTCTCCAAATCCTCTTCGTCTGTCAACGCTTACCCATCGGAACAACATCAAATCGATTCACGCCAACGCGCCAATCCTCCAAAACTGCGCCTGTGTACTTGACTTTTACCTGACGCCCAGCAAACCGCACATCGGTTGGCTGTGACGCCGGATATGGTCCATAAGTCGTTTCAGTTGACGTTGGATAAAGCCTAGACTTGAAGCTGATCTGTACCTCGCCCAAGGTCTGCTCATCGGGTATGACTTGGCGTACGGACATGATGTTCTCACCGACACCAATCTCGTATGGTCCAGACTCGGCATAGACAGAGCCTGAGTCGTAATTGAATCCAACCTCATGCTCATAGATGTAGCCGTCAGACGACACCATCAAAGGTTGCAAATACACACCCCTGTCAGTGCCTGCTGTACGCGACATGGAGCCAATGTTCCAATGCGATTCGCGGTAGTTGTAGATGACATAGGAGTCAACTTCATTGCTGGCGCTGGATGGGTAGAACCACCATATCTCGCCATACTTGGAGTTATGAACCGCATACACCTTGCTGGCTTGGTTGTAGTTCAGATTCTGGAATACATAGTCAGACACATCGCAAGGCAAAGGCTTGGCAAATCCATCAAATAACCAAAAGCCTGATGTACTCATCCACATCGCGGCAGTGTCGATGGCTGCAACGGCCTGCGATGAAATCAATCCACAGCCTGATCCAGCCTTTTCAAAAACATAAACGTATGGCAGGCCGACATAGCTGGCGGTGTGTACATCAACATCTGTAAACAGTAAATTGATGCCGCGAACCTTTTTGCCTGCTTTTAATGCGCCGACTGTTTGAAGTTCAAAGTCACCCGCCTGATTGTTTGCCGCCGCCGTCCAAACAGTATTGTTTTCCTGATCGCACCATTTAACCAATCTAGGGTTGCTGGATGCGCCCAAGGCAAAGATAAAACGCTCGGCTGTAGACATCACAGCCTGACATCCTGTTGGCGCGTTAGTGATGGCCGCGGCCAGCGTTGGCGTTGAGAATCCCAACTGCCACTCATATATTTTGCCGTCCGAGTCAGAGCAGCCAATGAGGTACTCCCCAAAGGTGTCTAAGCTCCAAGTCGTTGCTGGAGTTACAGCGCCTGTATCAGGACGCGCCACGCCATAAGCAAAACTCCCATAGGTGGAGTACCCATAGCCAGTCTTTGTCGCGGCATTAGCTATGCCTGCCGTGAATCCTGTTGGCGTGATGTCCTTGAGCGTGCCTGCCTCGTTCATGGCATATAGCTTGGAATTCGTACCAGCAGCGATCCATCGATCTCCACTATTGTCCCGCCAAGTCAATAAAGCTCGGCATGATCCTGTCATCTGACTAGCAGATCGCTTGCGCCAGCCGCCAATCGGTCTGAGAGTATTCTCAAACCAACGTACCAAGTTGGCGTCAAACCACCGCCCAGCCGACTGATACTCAGTGCCGTTGCGGTACACGCCTGGTGGGATCTTGAGAGGTATGAGTGCCATAGGTCAATTATGCTGTTTCTGTAGACAAATTGGACACAAAAGAAAGTGTGGCAATGACTGATGGCACTACTGGCCTAGTCGGTGAGCTGCTGGCGTCAAAATGCTCAATGCTGACGCTAGTGCTTGTTGGCCTCCACATGATCTCCACATAGTCATTGGCTAACAGACTGACAAAGAAGTTCAACGCGGCAATTAAGTGAGAGGGATCACCTGCTGATTTTCTTTGTGATAGATGAAATCTGCTGTTTGATTTGTCAATGTTTGTGCCGTTCTTGCGAAACCATACATCCACATCTTGGCCGTCATTGGTGGTATTTTTGAATTGGATACTAAATTGCAAGTTGTACAAGCCAGCCTGAGACACATTGAGTCTTGACGAATTCGACAAGGTAACGCCATTGCTAAAGTCGGTGGTGTCAAAGGTGATGGCGTAGGCCGTTGTCGTATTGGCAGCCGTCTGATCTGTTCCGTCTTGAAACGCGCCATATGGGTTGTTGATGTACTTGCCACCACGCGGTCCAAGGATTGCCGCAAAGATAGCCGTCAGCTTGGAGAAGTAGACATTCAAGCCGCCAAATGAAGTACCGAAAAATCCTTGGTCATAGGCAGGCGCAGGCGAGCCAAGGTTTGGCTGCGCTGGTGTGCTTATCTGCTGACCAAGGTTTAATGCCATGGATTAAGCCACCAAGCCGTTCAAATAGGTAGTCTTGCCTGCAACCTTAGTGGCCGTCAATTCTTGACATTTAAGATTTGATGGGTCAAACGACACATGAACCCAGCCCGAGTCGGGTATGCCTGGCGTGTAAAACTCCAAAATCAATTGCGTGTACTTCAAGTTATCCATAATCCACTGCGCCAGCTCCGCGTTGGGGACGCCAGGTATCTCAATATCTGCCGCCATACCCTTGCAATGGTCTGAGGACTTCGAACCATTCACAGCGGCATTGGATTCAGGACTGCGATAGGCAGAGTTCACCTTGACACCCTTGCCATAATGATCTCGCACAGGCTGAAGAACCTTTTCGCACAATGTACGCAAGTTGTCTATAGCCGCTGCATCAGGCGTATTATCAAAGCCCATACGCAATGCAGTCTCTGACTTGCACATCTCATGCAGGCTGAAGTTGGCGGTCAGTTGCATCTTTTACCTTTTCAAATTTAATATCCATGTCTATACAAATTGCTTCAACTGTATTGCCCTGCTTGGTAATTTCAATTTTCTGTTGAGCAATTTCCTGTTCACACTTTTGCTTGTCCAAAGTGTAAATCTCTGATTGAAAAAACTTACATTCCAATGCTATGCAAATGTATAACAAAGGAATGTAAATTGTCATTTCATGTTCCTTATTTCGTTGTATTGGTCAATACAGGCGTTGAGACTGCGGATGGCTTGATCTCCTCGGCTGGCGAGATCGACAAGAGATTCAGCAATTCTTGGGTCAAGCTCGGCTCTTGTTTCTGTATCTCCAGCGGGAGCGGGGGTATCTTCGGTGGCTGATACGGCGCACTCGGGGACTTGGATAGGAACGAACAGCTTGAGCTTGCTAGACACAATATCATTGCGTAACTTAGCTTCTTTGACTTTTGCAGCATCATTGGCTTTCTTTAAAGTTTGTCCATACGTCTGTGCCACTTGCGCCATTGCTTGTTCAGTTTCTCTAGCCTTGGCGTTTAATGCGGCCATTTCAATCTGCTGGCGGTCATGCTCATTGTCTTGACCTTTTGTGTACGATACCGCACCAACGCCCAAAAAAGCACAAATTAGGACAAGCAAAACCCAAGGATTAAATAGGCTTAACATCATCTGCTTTCAACATGGCATCGGTCTTGTCTTTACTAGATTTGCTTGAGCCGTAGAAGAACGAAATGATGGTGGCCACTGCCGTACCCAACAGAAACCCAAGAATGATGTTGGCAAAGTCTCTGCCGCCTTCGGGCAACAAAATAAAGGTTACGGCGAAAAAGTAAAGAACAGAAGTTGACGCCCAAAACCACGCATAGTAGTAAATAAAATGCTTTGCTGTCTTGTCATTTGGATCTATCGGTGCTTGCATCTTTTTCTACCTCCGATTTTTTAATTAACCTTTGAACCACTTCTTGCTGTCGCTTTGTTTCTTTCTTCGTTTCAAGGATATCTAAGTACATAGATCCAATGATGGGTAGCAGTAGACCAAAGACAACCACCATAGAAATGAATGCAATTATGAATCCCATCTCACTACTTTCATTTGGTGGATTGCTAGGAATAGGAGCTGGAGGTATATAAAAACGATCATCACTGCCGCTATTATTAACGCTCTGTCTTGCAACTGGTTTAGCATTCTTCGCCGTTGCCATGCCACCACCCTGTCCTTTGCTTCCTGTTCTAGCCTTTCCTTTTCTTGCTCCTCGTTGAGTCTTGCATACTCTTCTTCAAACCTTGACCAAACCGCACCCAAGGCTGGATCAACTTGATAGATCAGGAATTCTCTTAGCTCAACTGACTGTCTCTCCAATTCGATTTGGTTGAAGACATTGTCAAGGGCCTGCGACTTAAGGGATTTTGCCTTTGGAGGGTTGCGCTTTTGCTCTTCTGCTTCTTTCTTTACTTCTTCATGCGCCTCAAAAAACTGACCTATGAAACCCGAAATCTCTTTTGTGATCTTTGCCAGCTCACCGCCTGTTTGCTTTATGTCCTTATAAAGCGCAACGCCTTGCTTGATTGACGCAATGGCAGCCAGTGCCAGGGTGAATGGGTCCACATCATTTGTCTTGCTTGCTGTCTAGTTTGTCAAAGATCTGCTTCAAGATGGCCTTGATCTCTGCAATGTCAGATCGGTAGTCATCTTTTTGCACATAGCTGTGCGGTAGGTCGTTGACCTTGTCTTCCAGTTTTTGTATTTGTCTAGTTGCGCTATTGATCACGTAGACGGCCAAGAATCCAGCAATGCTGAATACGGCGTTGAAGATTTGCTGGTTATCCATTTGTCACCTCATCCGCTGGCAATGGTGTATTGCCCTCTGCCACCCACTTTAGGTAGACTTGGTAATCGGTGTTGGCGGGGTCAAAGGGAATTGCCGCGCCATCGGCTGTGCGAATAACAGACTTTGCCTCGCCAAAAATTGGATGTGATACGCATTGTTTATACATTTATAACTCCGCAGAAAAAGCCACATAGGATGAAGTTGCATTTAAAAAACAATAAACACCTCGACCAACAACAAGTGCACTATGAAACAATTGTGTGTTTGCAGTCTGTAGACCGCCATAAAAAACACGAGTAGAAGTTACTGTTTGGGCCGTAGAACCATCAAAACATACTAACCCTGAAAAGTTAAATGTTGGAACGGCTCTCATTTTGACTGGATAATTCACAACTATATTGGAAAAAGTAACTTCAGTTACGCCTGCGCCAAGAGGTGTATATTGCGCCTCGCCAGTTCCGTTTTGCCAGTAATATCTTTGTGCAAGAGCAAGCTCAGTCCCATAAGGTCTGTAATCAAAGCTCGTTGCTGTTGAGCCTTTTTCTAGCTGTACGCCTGTGATGTAGAAAGTAGCGCCGTTTGTGCCTACGACTGATGTTGCACCTGTGGCTGAAAGATTATTATTACCATTCCATGCCCCTGCTGTTCCGCTAAATGTCGTTCCAACACCCAAGCCAAAGAAAAGTATGAGTCCTGTACTGTTTGTTTTTAGCCATGTTCCTGATGTGTCTCCTGCAATAGTTACAGACTTTTGCTCCCAAGTATTTGCAACGCTAATTGTGTAAGTAAATGGATAGCTTCTATTACCCGCTTGATTTTGAACACTACCGCCAAAAGTTCCAGTTAATGAACTTCTAACCCAAAAAGATACTGTTATAGAAACAGCAGAAGCAGTACCAAAATTCAAATCTATTACATTCAGTCCTTCTATGTTGTACTGTTGAGCAAAGTAATCACTAGAGGCAACAGAGTATGCAGATAAAGATGTTGCTCCTAAATATTTTTCAAATCCCGCTGGCGCAGTTACTGCCCCTGCATTTTGTTGAACACTATATTTTGATGCTTGGCTTAATCTTGACTGCCATCTATCAAGGGTATAAGCATTGTCAGTAGGAGTAACACTAGCCCCCGCATTACGCTGGTCAATCACCATTGCACCATTTATGATGCGGTTCTTGAAGCCAAAGTTGCTTGACGCATTAAATACATCTTTGCCGTTGACATTGGCCGTAATCTCGCCAGTACCTTTTGAGATCAACTCAAAGCCAATGTTCGTATCATCGCCTGATGCAGTCAATGTTGGCACACCACCAGTAGCCGCATTAGCCAAAGTCAACTCATTCACAGCAGACGCTGTAGCAGTCATTTTCAGCAGCTCGTTGCCGTTGGTGTCAATGACATCGCCAACCAACTTCAGTTTCTTACCTGATCCAATGTTCAAGCCAACTGATGTACCAGTACCAGCAGCCGCAAAGACAGCGTCCACGCTATCTAAGTCGGTATTGATCTTTGTACCCCATGTATCAGTTGACGCGCCAACCTCGGGCTTTGTCAACAATAGGTTTGTGGTGGTGGTATCTGCCATTCTTTAATCCCCTTTACGCGGCCTCTTGCCAAGTGACTGAATTGTCCGACAAATCAGTCCAACTTTCTGATGTGTCTGAAACTGGCGTCCAACTTTCGGATGTGTTTGGTACAGCTCCCCAGCCATATCCAATGATGATGCCAGCAGCGCCAATAGACTGAACCCCAATTATCCCTATGGATATGACATTTGATGCAGTGCCTACAGCTCCTGTGCCACTTACGCCAGTAATATCTTGGAACGATATAACCTCGGCCAATACTGTCCCAACAGCACCAGTGGCTGCATTTCCTGTAACCGCCTTGGTCCTTGTGACGCCAACAGTGCCGACAGCAGTCGTTGAAGCATTGCCTAGCAAAGTAATCAAGGCAGACTGAGTGACGCTGCCAACAGACAATGCAGACGCATTACCTGTTATTGCTTGTACATATGTCGGTATTACAGAGCCAACAGCGCAAGTGGCCGCATTGCCTGTGATGGCAAGAGATATGGTGAATCCAACAGTGCCGACATTACCTGTGGCAATAGTCCCATCTTCTTGGACTGATCTGTCAGTAAGGATCGTTCCAACGGCGCCAGTCGCCTGGTTGCCGCTGATGACGACATTCCCTATGCTGTACGCACCTAGACCATAGTAGCCTGTTCCATAAGCAGCCATACCGCTGCCCCAGTTAAGCCAGCCTGATCAGGCCAGTGCTTGCATCATTGGTCGGCATTGTCAGCGTGAACGTCCCAGCAGTCACTGTCTGACTACCGAATGTGTGGACGCTAACCGCCTTGTTTGACTGAGTCGAGTTATAGATCAGGACCGCGTCAAAGGCCGTAGACAAAGTTACCGCAGAGTAGCTGATGCTGGCGCTGGGCGTCACAAACGCTGTAGTGCCACTGGTGCTTGGCGCAGTGCCAAATGTCACTGTGACGCCGCCTGCGGTGTAGCCTGTGCCTGTCACCTCATTTGTTGAGCTGTAGGCTGTGGTGGCCGCGTTGACAGTGGCAGAGGCCAAGTACAAGGCAGCCTTGAAAGTGTCTGCTGTAGTGGCAGCGCGGATGACGCCAGTGCCAAAGTTATGGTGGCCGACAAGCAGCTCGCCCTTGAAACTGGTACACATTGCTTGCGTATTAGCCATGATTTATCCCTTAAATTTGTTGACTGATTCCATCGGCAAAGACACTGCGCTTGAGAGCCATATGGACAGATCGATGCACCATCTCACCATCAAGCCAATACTCTACCCAACTGGTTGTCTCGGTATCGTTGTCCAATGAACCCTCACGCTTCTCAAGCAATGAGTCATCCATCTCGCCCTTGGTGGTAGTAACTATCATCCAAATGTCCTTGCTCTTGACATAATCGCGCCGCCGGATGTAGAACCACGATCATCTGCAATTTGCAATTGATCTAGTCCTGCCTGATACAGCGATGACCATACAGGTATTCTCGCATCGTCTTGCAAGTATGGCGCAGCCTGTAAAAGCGATCCATACAAGTAAACATCAGGCGCTTGAGTCAGCAGCCAGTTGGTGGTGTTTGTATTTGATAACTTAGCCAACTTTGCGTAATAGACCAACTCGGCGGTGTATGCACCATCAGGAATTGGTAGCAGTCGGATTTGACCGCCAACAATACTGAAGTACAAAGGCTTGCCGCTGGACAAGTAAGTCGTGTTTGACAACGCATCCATTGCGTCAATGGTTTGGAATGTCAAATTGGTAACTGGGTTGGTATTGATCTTGATGGCTTTGACTTCCAAGAAGTCATCAGGCACTGTGCCATATTCAGCCGCCGCCGCAAATGTTGCATTGGCACGCACAATCATTTGGCGTGTACGCAACTGGCGCTCAATTTGAGCCTCTGCCAAGCTGACAAAGTCTGAAATGGCAGTTGCCAAATCAGTGCGGTTGAGCCAGTCGCCAACCGAGGTCTTCAGCTCCGCATAAGTCGTGAGTGCCATCAGGTAACCTTTTCAGTTTCTTGTACTTCACGCATCACCCAAGTATGGTCATGCTTGAATTCAAACATCCCAATGTGGCCAATTTCCTTGCTCACATCGTGATCAATCCATATCTTAAAGCCTGCATCTCTAGCTTTCTTACAGAAGAAAACATCCTCACCAATGTAGCCGCGTTTGTCATGCCGCCAAGGTGTCTCAAACCAAGGCTCCGACAAAGCTGCAAAGACATTGGCCTTGATAAGCATTACGCCCATACCAACTGAGCCAACCTCTTGCAGGCCAGTCGTTTCGGGCATCGTATAAACCAACTCGCGCTCGCCATTCTCTTTGTAAATCTGTGCGGTTGGTCCTGTAGGCATACGTCTGCGAGCGCAGTTTGTAGCCACAATGTCCAAGTCATGCTCAAGCAAACGCTCAATCATGTCATGCGGAAACCGCATATCTGAATCAATAAAAAGCACATGAGTGCATTTTTCACGCATTGCGTCTAGGCACAATTCAGCTCGCTGATTGGCGATAAGCGTACCCTGAGATATTTTCAAACTGATGGCATCATTGGTGTTCAATGTGTGGTTGGCCACCATATTGACAAGATCATAGGTAAACATGGTGTGAACCATGTCACGCGCTGGTGTGCATACTGCGATGTATTTCATACTTGTCCTGGTCGTACACGAAAAAATCTGTTCTCTGGATCATTCAGCCAACGCTTCATATATTCCTGATCTTCTAGCTTGCCATCTGCTTTGAGCTGTGAATAGATAGACATAGGAATACTTGCAACGCGGTGAAACTCACCTTTCCAGCCAGCACGTTCATCCACTTGATTGAACTCTTGCTTATTCTCTTCAATGATGTCGGTTACATCCTGCTGAGTCTGAATCGTTGCCTCATCAGTCTCATTGTTGTAATGCCAGTAGCGTGTGATGCCCTGATCTTTGTCTTCGCTGAATATTCTTTTTTCCATGTAAAAAAGGGGGGATTTCTCCCCCCTCTTCCTTTGCTTCGTTTAAGAAGTGATCAAGTCTGCTGCCAGACCATGAGCGTTTTCTGCCAATACTTTGTGACCCCATTCAACCAAAAGCATACGCTTCTCGGCGTCACCAGTCTTTGCCAACTCAACTTGTTGGTAAGGACGCAGGACAGTCATCTTTGCGTACTCGGGATCGATCACCCAAGCGTCACGCTCGCGCTGGAAGCGGTTGGGGACGACTTGAACTTGACCAAAATCGCTGACATAGATGTCGGCTGCACCAATGATGGTTGCAGGACGATCACCGCCGTTGATGTTGTAGCGAGCTGATGCGATGCCAGAGAAACCTGACACGCGCTGCTTGTTGACTGGGCCAACCATCAAAATCTTAGGTGTGCCGCCTTGTGTCCATACTTTTTGAATCACATTCTTGAGAATGGTTTCAGTGAAAGTACGCACAGTGCCGTCAGTGCGAGCTGAGTTAGGCAAGGTGGTGTAGCTAGGATTTACGCCGTTGGTGGTGTCATAGTCCACGTTGGTCTTGATGAAAGCACCCAAAGAAGCAGTCACGCGAGCTGTGGTGGTGTTACCAGCAACAGCAATGCCGCCGTTCAACATCACAAACTCTTGGTCACGCTTCAATTCAGAACCGCGCTTGGCGATCTGATAGGCCAACTCAGAACGGCGGCCTGCTTTGTTGACAACTTCTTCAGTGTTCGACAAGACAATAGTCTTGCGTGAAATCTGAGCATAGTTGGTCAAACGGACAGTAGCTGTTACCGAGTTAAAAGTTACATCATCACCTTCAAGCTGTGCGTTAGCGGCAGCAGAATCCAATGCATCTGTTTGCCATTCAAACAGAGTATTGGTGACGCTTTCGCGGCCAATGTTGGACATATAGGGGGTTTCTTCGGGAGAAATGTTTGTGATCACATTGCTCAAGTCTTCACGAATACCCTTTGCAGAGTAGGTCGTGAACGTGTTCGTTACGATAGCCATGATTTATTCCTTATTTCAAAAGTTGGAAGATTGCATTGGCCGCATCATCGACACGGCCAGTTTTCGCGACGCGCTGTTGTGCGCGAACTGCTTCAGTCGTATTTGAGACTCTTCCCGCTGCACCAGGCTTGGCAGGCCGAGGTCCGTTGTTAGTCACTGGCTTGATGTTGCCCCTCTTGGACATCATCTGGTCGTATAACGCCGCTTTAC